TATTGTTGCTGATGCACTCAGGGATATTGGTAGTGAGATTTATATAAATCCTTCTGTTGCTATTGACTCAAGGGGATTTTTGGGGTACACTTACGAATACAGTATACACGACAAGGAATAGATATGTTATCTAAAACTTCTAAACTGGGGTGTCTCTCGTGGTCTCTTCAGGCATTCGAGACTTGCCCTGGTAGTGTGGTGGCGAATGCTGTTGTAGATGCCTGTAAGTTCTGCTATGCCAGGACTGGGCTGTACAACATGCCAGATATCAAGGCTCTTCGTGCTCGTAACAAAGAGGATTGGCAGTCAGATGATTGGGTGTCACGCATGGTAGATAGACTATCTAAACAGACACACTTCAGATGGTTTGATTCTGGGGATATGTATTCATTGTCCCTGGCTGAGAAGATTCTAGATGTCATGCAACAGACACCACATGTCAAGCATTGGTTACCCACTCGAATGCACAAGTTCGAGAAGTTCAAGCCTGTGTTGTTTGACATGATGCAGCTACCACATGTGTGTGTCAGACTGTCTAGTGACTCTGTTACTGGTGAAGTCTTGCCCGTAGAGGTGCCTAATAGCACCATAGTGCCGAGGGCAGGGGCTGGTATAGGGTATGAGTGCATCGCCTACAAGCAAGGCGGTAAGTGCCTCAATTGCAGGGCTTGCTGGGACAAGACTATCAAGACCATAGCATACCCTTATCATGGTAGGTCATTGGCTAAGGTCATCAAGATTGTAAAGGCAGCATGAAGAGATTGATTCAGATGTTTATAGGTTTAATGATTCCCGTGTCAGCTTTCCTTATCATGTATATACTTGGCTCATATTAGATAACTATCTAAGGATTAATTATGAAGACTATTATCCATGTCAACCAGCATGTCATTAAATCCAATCGTAAGACTGGTGCTACTGACCCTGTCTTGACAGTGAAGACTTATAAGAGTAATGTGTATGCACACAAGGTAAAGATTCATGGTGACTCAGAGATTGTGTACAGCCCTGATAATCCCTTGTCTTGTGGTGCTCATGTCTGGATTCAGACTGACTCAGAGGTGGAGGTGATAGCATGAAGAATATAACTAGGAGAAAAGAATGAGAACTAATGATCTTAAGCGTGGTGCTCGTGTCTTACTAGCCAATGGCTGGGAGGCTGACATCATGGATAGCATGAAAGGTAACACTCGTCTTGCTAGGGTGTATGGATATGAGACTGAGATTGGTAGTGTATACTCACACGATATTGTGAAGGTTCGTATTGATGATGAGTGGTCAGATATTGAGCACACTATTGATCAGGGTAAGCTTCGTGAACAGTTGACAAAACTATTTGGATAGGATATATTATGTTTGATATTGAAGAGTATATACATCAAGAAGAGTTTGGGCGTATCATGAATGAGAAAGATACAGAGATTGCTTTGTTGAAGGAAGTAATCCAAGACTTAGAGATTGATATTGATCACTTGACACACCATCTCAACCAGCTAAGAAACGAAAGATAACTTTAATACAGGAGCATTATATGAAAGACCGCTTTGATTTAGAACAAGACCTAATGAACTTCTCTCAGATTACTGATGAGTTAGACATGCTGCATGAGCAGTTGCTTGATGGTCCTAAACCTATGACTGAGGATGAGATCAGTAACTACATCTTTGCACTGCAGCACATGTGTAAGCTGCGCTATGATCGTGTCTGGGATACCTTCTGCCAAGCATTTGAGTTAGATGATTATAGCCCTGCTCGTAAGGATTTAGACTCTTTGGATGTACTTGACTCCTCATATCCTGACGGTCGTGAGTATTGGAAAGAACAGGAAGAGGAACCTGTGGAGACAGAAGACAAAGACATAGTGCTCTTGAATATCGAGTTGGCACTCAAGTGTGTCAAAGAAGAACGCTATGCTACTGCTGAGATCATGCTGCGTGATACTATTACACGACTAAAAGTGTGACTCATACTGTACAATATGTACAAAATGTATCGTATAGTGTACACATTTGAAAAACATATACACGAATAGGACAAATCTATACATGAATGATCTAATATATCGACTACGCAAACGAGCAGAGATTCGTAGGCAGATTGATACTCGTAAGTCTGTGCAGGAAGGCAAGCCTGATCGTATTGCAGACCTGCTAGAAGAAGCTGCTGACTACATTGATAAGCGTAAATGGAGTGGGCTGACTGATGAGGAAAGAAAACAAATTGTTTCCTACATAAATGATCCAATTGCTTGGGTCCCAGCAGTAGAAGCCAAACTAAAGGAGAAGAACTGTGGATAAATTTTCAATAGCAATAGACTGGAACTCAGCACAAGATATTGTGGTGCAGGTGTTAAAGCAAGACCTGGAATGCCTACGAGAAGACTGGAATAAAAGATATAATGATCAATGGGGGTGCGGCGGGATATTTACTACAGATAAACAAGAAGACCTTGAAGAAATCTCTGCACACATCTCAGCATACAAGAAGATTATTAAATACTATGGAGTAGATACTAAGCGGCAGCTAACCACTAACTTCTAACATGGAAGAGACACCCCTGTCACCATGTATTAAACAATGTAGTGTTAATAACGATAAAGGAAGGTGTGACTCATGCCTAAGAACACTGGTAGAAATAAGCAGATGGCCTCAGATGACGCAAGTTCAGAGGAGATTGCTGATCTTGTCCCTAAGAAACCGATAGAGATTATTGGTGTGGCTACTGATCGCAATGGTAATATCATTGGGCTTGGTAACAATGGTAAGATTTATTATTACAGTAACATACACGAAGACTGGGTCATGCAATGAGGTGTCTCTCATGTAACGCTTCACTAACAGACTACGAAGCAACACGAAAGTCTGCTACCATTAATGATTTTATTGACTTATGTAATCATTGCTACTATACTATTAGTGATGATGTTGCAAGCTTAGATAGGACAGACCTAGCGCATGAAGAAGATGACATGGCTACTGATCACGATAGCCTTGATGATGTGGATTTTGAGCTTGACAATGATGATAGATAGTGTTATACTATCTACTAAGTAGTACTTAGTATACTTAGTATATTATTAATAATTATTAAGAAGGTATTTAGAATGGACTATATGGACTATGAAGAAGTAGAAGCAGCAGGTAAGGAAGCAGCTTACTACCACACACTAAAAGATATGGTTGACATTGTCACTGAGTATGGTATTATCAATGTCATGTCTGATCTGTTTGAAATCTTAGACACAAAGAATCGTAACAAAGTTGTTACACATAACGCTAACTCCTATATGTTTGAAGACTTACCCTTCTAAGGACAATCATGGCGCAACAAATAGCAACGCATCAACCATGTCATGACTGTGGGTCGTCTGATGCCCTGACTGAGTACGACTGGGGCACCAAGTGCTACTCCTGCGGGAAGACATACAACCATGTGGTATCCCCTAAACCTACGAGAACGCTCTCTGAGCCTCTCAAACATAAGCTAACTATGCATACCCTTACCATGACCCCAGCAACCGATCTAGAGTACCGTTCCGTGTCTTCTAGAGGCATCACCAGGGACACCTGTCTCACCTACGGGGTGGGTATCAGTAAAGATAACTATCTATTCCCATACTATGGGACAGGTACTGAGGTGGTGGCGTACAAGAAGCGAGGGGTAGAGGACAAACGATTCAGTGTAGAGGGATCGTGGAAGGACGCTAACCTATTTGGTTATCAATTATTTAATAAAGGTGGGAAGTATGTCACGATTGTGGAGGGAGAGTTCGATGCGCTTGCAGCCTATCAAATGCTGGGTTCGAGGTATCCTGTCGTCAGTGTTAGGAATGGTGCAGGATCTGCACTTCAGGATTGTAAGACTCATTATGAATGGCTCGACTCGTTCGAGAACATTGTCGTATGCTTTGATGGTGACGAACCAGGGACAACTGCTGCTGCTCAGGTTGCTGAGTTGTTTGGGACCAAGACCAGAGTCTATAAGCACACGAGTGGATTCAAAGATGCGTGTGACTATCTATCCCAGCAAGAAGGAAAACAATTCGTAGAGAGGTGGTGGCAGTCTGAGCAGTTCGTACCTGATGGTATCGTTGCAGGTAAGGGGCTGTGGGATTTGGTCAACCAACCCATCGAGAAAGCAGAATGCTTGTACCCATATTCTGGCATGAACGAACTCACTTTTGGCATTCGCACTGGTGAGTTGATCACAGTTACTGCTGGGTCTGGACTGGGTAAGAGTCAGTTCCTACGAGAGATTGTGTACCATGTGCTTAACAATACTAACGATAACATTGGACTGATGTTTCTTGAGGAGTCTATCAAGAAGACTGCCAAGTCAATCATGAGTCTTGCAGTTAACAAACCACTTCACTTACCAGACACTGAGGTATCCAACGATGAACTCCGCATGGCTTTTGATTCTACCCTTGGCACTGATCGTATTTATTTGTTTGACCATTTTGGCAGCACTGCTGTCGATAATATCATTAGTCGGGTTCGGTTTATGGCTAAAGCTTTGTCTTGCAAGTATATCTTCCTGGATCATGTCAGTATTGTGGTGTCCTCTCAAGACAATGGTGATGAGCGTAAGGCGTTGGATGAGATCATGACTCGTCTTCGTATGATCGTGCAAGAGACTGACATCGCACTGTTCGCTGTGTCACATCTCAAGCGACCTGATACCAAGGGACACGAGGAAGGTGCAGCTACCAGCCTGTCTCAGCTTCGTGGGTCTGGTTCGATTGGTCAACTGTCTGACATCGTGCTTGGATTGGAGCGCAATGGTCAAGCAGAAGATCCTGTTGAGCGACACACCACCAAGGTGCGAGTACTAAAGAATCGATTCAGTGGCTTGACAGGACCAGCAAGTATGCTATACTATGATAGGTCTACTGGAAGGATGACTGAGCGTACAGATGAACCACTCTAGAACTTTAGTAATTGATATTGAAACAAACCTAAAGCATGACACTATCTGGTGCTGTGCTACACAGGATACAACTACAGGTGAAGTGAGAGTATGGACGGAAGCAAAAAGTTTGAGCGAGTATCTAAGACAGGACGATCTATTCGTTGGACACAACATCATTGGGTTCGATGCACCGATATTGAATCGGCTATGGAACTTGAAGATTCGTTCGAGCCAAATGAGAGATACACTGGTGATGTCGAGACTACTGAACCCAAGCCTAGAGGGAGGGCACAGCCTGGACGCATGGGGAAAACGGCTAGGGAATCACAAAGGGAACTTCACGAACTTCGACTCAGGTCTGAGCCAGGAGATGATTGACTACTGCATCCAAGATGTA